TCCGATTCCCAGTAATGCAACTGTTCCGCACATCTTTGTCGGTTCAGACACATTCGGCGGGTCATGCACATTTAATGTTGGTCTTTATCAGACAACTGGTGTTGTTGTGGATGAGGACTTGTTTGCCAGTGCCGTGGCTGATGCGGCAGCACTTGCAGACGTGCGGCATGAAGCATCTGACATTAACACCTGCGGCAAAAAGCTGTGGGAGTTAGCAGGTGCCAGCGAAGACCCAGGCGGGTACTACTATATAGCAGCAACAATGCAAGCTGAAGGCGGTACCGGCGGTGATATGAGTTTCATAATACACTGGGTTACTACCTAACCTTTTGGGCGGGGCGGCTTCGGTCGCCCCTCCTTTTTTAGGACTACACAATGGCTCTCAATACTTTTGTCAGCATCAGCAATCGTGCGCTGACATTTCTCGGCGCACAGCCCATTACATCTCTTGATGATGACACTAAAGAAGCACGGTCGTGCAAGAGGATGTTTGAGCAATCGCGAAACCAAGTGCTGCGAGGGCATCCTTGGAATTTTGCGATGAAGCGCGTGGAAATAGCCGCTGACACCACAGCCCCTGTGTGGGGCAAAACTAATGCTTTTAGTTGGCCTTCAGACTGCTTGTCTATCTATGAAGTGGATACAACAGAAGAATGGATTGTCGAGGGCCGCAAGATTGTTACAAACGCTGCTGCACCGCTCTCTATTATATACGTCTACGAAGTAGATGATCCAACGCTGTTCGACGTGTTGTTTGTTGAAGCATACGCATACCGCCTAGCGGCTGACATAAGTTATGACATTACGGCAAGCCAGCAAGTGTTGAACAACATGGAGACTCTGTACCAACGCAAGTTGGCAGAGGCACGCCTTGTCGATGCACAGGAAGCGCTGCCAGCAGAAGAAGAAAGTTTTCTGAGCAGTCGCGTCTGATGTCAAGAGTCACAACAATACAAACCAACTTTACGGCTGGACAATTTAGTCCACGACTGTTCGGACGCATTGACGTTGCAAAATACAAGAATGCGGCAGAGCAAATCATTAATGGTGTAGTGCAGCCGCACGGTGGAGTGTATCGCAGACCTGGGACAAAGTTTATTAACGAGGTGCGAACAAGCGCAGATAAAACGCGCTTGATGCCATTCGAATTTAATGCAGAACAAAGTTATTGCATTGAGGCTGGTCATCAATACATGCGGTTCTACACGGACCAAGGGCCAATATTATTACCGCTATCACAAAGGCAAACCCAGCGGTTGTAACATCAAACTCGCATGGCTTCAGTGATGGTGACTGGGTGTACATCCAAAACGTTGGCGGTATGACGGAGGTCAATAAAAAGTATTTTAAGGTAGCGGGTAAAACAACCAATACATTCCAGCTTAATGACGTTGACGGCAATGCCATAAACAGCAGTAGCTTCACTACGTATACAAGCGGCGGCACGGCAGCAAGTGTGGTACAGATTACTACGCCCTACGACAAAGCTGATCTGTACGAAATACAGTTTGCACAGACTGCGGATGTTCTGTTCTTGGTTCATAAAAACTATCACGCCAAGAAGGTTACCCGCAGCAGCAACACAGATTGGTCCATAGCGGATGTTGTATTCGTTGATGGCCCCTACCTGCCTGAGAACGTTACGACGACAACCTTTGATCCATCCGGCACGACAGGTGACATAAGCATCACAGCGTCAGCAGTAACCGGCATCAATGACGGGCAAGGGTTTCTCAGTACAGATGTTGGAAGGCTGATTAGAATCGGGTACCAAGCGGATGAGTGGGCAGCATCAACGGCGTTCGCAGTTGGGGATGTTGTTCGCAACTCTGGCAACGTTTACGAAGCTATACAAGCTGGTACAAGTGCAGGATCGGGAGGTCCGACCAACGAAGGCGACAACATCGTCGATGGCAGCGTAACGTGGAAATACATCGATGACGGCGGCATAGCTTTCGGCAATGCAACCATAACGGCTATCACCAGCACAACAATTGTTGACGTGACGGTCAATCGCACCTTTGCCTCTCATAATGCAGATACGCACTGGTCGTTAGGAGCGTATAGCGACACCACAGGCTACCCCCGCGCTGTTGCATTCTTTGAGCAACGTTTGTTTTTTGCTGGCAGCAAAGAACAGCCGCAGACAATATGGGGCAGCAAAAGTGG